CTACCAATCCATCCCTTCAAGTCGCTTCATGGCATCCGATGCCATGCGCCATCTCTCGACACCCTTGGTGTAGATTTCAGAGGTTTGGGCCTGCGTATGGCCATGAATTGACATGATCTGATATTGGCTGCAGCCTTCCTGGGCGAGTAGGTGTCCAGCTGCTTTTCTAATTCCGTGGCTCGACCTTCCCTTTAGACCAGCCTCGCCACACCACCTCCGAAACATTTGGCCAAGGCTGTCCGGTGACGAAAAGGGCTTCCCTTTGTTGTTCAGCAGATAGGTGTCGCCAATAACGGCGCCGGCTCTGGTTGCCCGATAAAGCGGCGGGAGCATGGGGATTTCCACTTTGGCAGATCCCCTTTTCGCAGGTTGCCACGCAAGCCCCCTTATTCCGTCTCGCTGAAATTCGTGACACCGCCCCAACCGAATGGCGTCTCCGATTCTGCATGCAGTGAACATGAAGAGAGTAAGGGCCAGATGGGGTGTGGTTCCGGCTTTGTGATGATCTCTGAACTTTCTCAGATCATCAGCGGTCCAGGGCGTTGCTCCACCCTTTCCCTTGTCGATCTTGGCAACCCCAATTGCAGGGTTAATATCACATAGACCCGCTTCACATCCCCAACGGTAGAGGCTGCGAATGGCTTCCACCATACTGTCCGCTGCAGCCGGGGTATCCATCATGCTGTCGCGCAGTTCGACAACCTTTGTCGCCGGCATGTCGAGAGAGTATTCACCGTACTCAGCACGAAACTTTGCCATCAACCCTGTTCGCTTTTTGAGCGTCAAAGGGGATGCTTGTTCGGCTTTGACCTTTTTTTCCAGATCGGCAAGATGCTTGATGACCAGCCAGTCGATCGAGCCACGAATAGCGCGGTCTTCCGCTGGAGATTCCGGCGTAAGCTGAATGCCACGCCGCGCCGCCCGGTAATGTTCCATGAACTCAGGGTGATTTAGATCGACATTGAGCCGTATGCGCTGGCGCTTGTTGCCCTCAACCCGAACCCGGTAGCGAAATCCACCAGAGGGTAGGCGCTCCCTGAGTAGCCCAGGCAATTCCAATTTCATCGCGCCTTCCACCACTAATCCCACTTCTTCGGTTGTGGCCCCGCTTTCTGCGTTCTGTCAACATCTCGGTTCGCCAGGTGGGGAACCACCCGAATACGGCCGTCGACCTCAATCACCACTTCCATGTTCACACCGGTCTGATCGACAGCGCGCAGGACTCTGGCAACGTCCGCTTGTGTGATTCTGGAGGCGGTTCGGGGCATTGGCCTATCGTTCTCTATGTAAAGGAGGGAGTGTGGCGGCGTCCTATTTGGTTGCTAGGACTGTCGTTCAGATGATGTCTTTGCCCTGGTCGACCGCGGCCTGCATGCGCTGCAGCTCGTCGTCTGAGTGCTGGCGGGGTGCTCGCTCGGACTTGAGGGCGCTTTCTGAAATTTCCTCGATCTTCAAAATCGCGTTTTCATAGCCGGCAGGGCGTGCCTCACTGGCCCATGCAAACACCTGACGCAAGGCCATGCGGAACGCATTTTCTTTACCCTTCGCCTCTGCGAGTTGCTGGCGCAGTTCTATGATCTCATCGATTTTTTCATGATATTTATCGGCCAGCTTCGAATATTTCTCGGCGGTGTCCTCTACCCGCTTGGCAAGGGTGTCGCGCTCGGCGGCGAGATCGCGCAAAAGGTCAGCGCCATATTGCCATCCGCCGCGGCAATTTTCTGCGAATTTGGCGGATCGCTCCACCGACTCTGTGCTTGTGTCGGTCTTGGGCATTGGATGTCTCCGGAGTTCAGTTGAGTTCTGCGATCAGCTCATCGAGCTTGGCGATCGCGATCGATAAAGCGTGTTCGGTGGATTGGGTCGGCAAGCCGGCACGCTTGCGGCGATCGATCTCCGCCAGGAACAGAGCTCCGGCGCGTTCGAGGTTGCGGCGGCGGTCTTGCGGTTTCCACCAGCTCCGCTCCCATGGCCAGCCAATTGGCGCTCCGTCCGGCCGGAGTATCGTTTCCAGTGCGGTGCCGTGATTGAGGTAGATGAACGCCGCTGCGGATAGTTCGCCATTGGTGTGTAGATCATCATGACCCTCACCCCATCCTTCGGCTTCGATCTGGCGCCGCCGCTCGGCCGTAATGAGATCAAGGGCCATCATGCCGATGTCTCCGAGCTAAGTTCGGGTGGCAACCAGCTCGCGATCTTGTCGAGTGACGCCTGGCTGAGGTTCAAAGCACTTTGGAAATCGCTGTCATTGAACAGCCGGTGCAGGTGATTGACCTTTTCACCCTTTTTCAGCTTGTCGAACGCGAGCGGATCTTCCTCAGCCGATTGATCAGAGACCAAGTCTTTCCAGATTTGCTCAAGGGATCCTTTGTCGATCCGGCTGAAATAGGTAGGCGCATCGGGTGTCCAGATTGACCGGATATCTGGTTTGACCATCGGCGCCAGCAAGGACATGCCAATTGAGTTCATGGTTGGGCCATTGATGGCCCGGATCAGGTGACGCGTCAGGACAGTGTTGCGGTGCTTCTTACCCTTGGCCTGAAAGTCCTTGAAGGAGCTGGCATAGTCGCCCCGTGTTCCACCGAGCTGCCTCTGGTTGCTGCCGTCGGTGAGGGCTTCATCGACGGTCCATGCTCCCTCGACCTCTGGTTCGATCTGCGGGTCGGTCAATGTAACGTTGAACAAACCGCTGTGGCAGGCATATCCAAGTTCGAGTTGCCACGCGAAGAGATCCAGCACCAACTCTGTTTTCCCAAGGGTGGCCGTCTGCAGGGCTAATAGCCGGATCCTCCGGAGATCTTCGACGCCAGCCTGTGTGAGCTTCGGGCTTGGTGCGGACGCCCCGCCATCTGCACTGTCGGCGCCGCCTTTTGCATTACTGCGCTTTGCGTCCCTGTACGCCCCATCGATCTTCAATCTTCCCGATGTATCGACATGAACAAAGATGCCGCAATCCGCCCGGGTCTTTTCGTCCCAGCTGCGTTTGGTCTTTGCCTCCAGCTCTTCCAGACGCGCGAGTTCTACATCAGTCAGGCCTTCGTCGTACTCTTTGGCTTCAAGTCGGGCTTGCTCGTCCTGATCTTTCTTGGACAGGGCGACCTTCTCGCCCTGTATATGCTCATAACCCGAATGGGCTGAGTAGGGCACATAGGACTCGGTGCAGGTCTCAACCCACTTCCAGCCAAACTGGGCCTTGATGCCGTCGGCGATGTCGGTGAGTTTTTGTTCGAAGAGCTGGTCGAGGATGTCCGGATCATCGAGGTAAGCGGCATCATCAAAGAGATCTTCACGCATCCGGCCGCCAGCAGCCACATAGGCATCGGTGCCGACATAGACGGCTTTGTAGTTGTTGGCTCGCACCTTACTGTCAGTCAGCCGCTGCTTGACCCACCAAGCTCCCTGATCGTCCAGAGCTCCGCTCAGCACCTCCAGCTCCTGATCAGGATCACGGGCGATGGTGAGTAATTTGGCAATGTCGAGAGAGATCTTTCCTTCCCGCAGCGCGTCCATTGTTTGTGGCTGAAGATGTGCCAGCGCCAGTCGTCCCTTCACGTGGCGGACTGTCTGGGCAAAGGCTCTGGCGATCATCTCGGCAGAGTTGCCTTGCTCGGCCATCGCGGCATAGGCGCGGATCTCGTCAGCGGGATGAAGTGGTTTCTGCGTGGCGGATTCTGTGCCCGCCCAGGCTCGCGCAAGGAAGGCATCATCGGTCACCCTGACAGGGATGGCGGTAAAGTCAGGGGCCTTGCTGTCAAACGATTGTGCGCCGGTTGCTTTTAGGTGCATCAAGCCGCGCAAGCGTCGGCCGCCGGCGACAATACCAATCTTCCCCGATCGTCTAGGATCCGCGTAGCCCAACAGGTTCTGCAGCAGGCCGTTGATGGTAATGGACTCTGCAATGGCGCCCACATCTTCATCAGAAGTGCTCTGACGCGGGTTCATGTCGTGCAGATAGAGCTTGTTAATAGGAACGTATTGCAGAGGGGCTTCGGCGTCGTTTAATGGACTGTGCTTGGTCATGAACGGACTCCATGGTTGTCGAGCTTGGCCGCGAAATCCATCACATCCGCGAACCATTGAAAGGACTTGGCACGAAGGTCATCGAGCGATCGTGCCTCAAGGGTGGTTTCCAACTCCCAGTCACCGGCAAATAGAAAGGCTTCGCTTTTGCCGCCTTTCTCGAAGTGGAAAAGAAGATCGATGCCGTCGATGCGCCATAGCTCTTCGGGGCAGCCACATTCGTCGCTGGGCACTCTTGCCAAGATCGAAATGGGAGCTTTGCCCTCGGGCTTCAGAGAGGAGCCAATGCGCAAATCGCTTAGTGTCTCGGCACCGACATCACTGACGTATTGTGGTCCTGCGAAATCGACCAATGCAGCCTCCTTAAGTGTGGTGGGTTATCGAGATTTAATCGTGCGCCAGACACGCGCTATGAACTCGATGCCAGCGAAGAAGCCCAACACGCCGGCGATTAAGGTGCCGATGATCGCGAGAAGGACCGCGAAAAATGGAACTTCGTTGGCTTGTGCCCAAGCGAAAAATGCTTCTGCCATGTGGCCTCCGGTGGTTAGCTGGTCCCCCGACCGAGCGCGGTACGCCAGTCGGCTTTCATGTCACGGATGATTGTCGGCACTAGTCGGATCACCTGCATCACCGACGCGCGCCGGAATGTGAAATGCTCGGCTGTTGCCGACCAGTGGGGGGAGCCGACGCGCGGGTGTTGGCCGGGCGCATAGGGCTTCGGCAGGGTGGTCGAGTAGGTGAACACTGTTTGCCCGATCTGGTGGCCGTCCTTCCACGGGTGACCGCCGTAGTGACAGGTGCCTTCGAGTATCCACATGGTCGGTTTTCCTTTCGTGCGGTCTCAGGATTTACTTGATCACTACTGAGGTCGGTGTCTCGTAGGGGGGCTCGGTAAAGCACAGGTCGGTTTCTTCGACGGGGTTCCCGCTGTCCAATTCGACAACTAAGTCACCGTTTTCATCGTGAAGCTTCTCAAGTGCGTCGATCAGATCTGACAGGAGCATGTCGGAACCCGAGGTTTAGCGTGACGCCGCGCCGATAAGTCGCCGCAGATCCTGTTTCATCTTTTCGCGCCCTTCACTTTTGCCTTGCTCAATGGCCCGGTCCCAGAGTGCGGCGAGCGCATCCCGCTGGTCCTGGTGCGCTGCAAGGCAGACCGGGACCGCAAACAGCATGACGTCCGAGTCCCAAACTTCGACGAGATGTCCGGCAGCGACGGCGGTGTAGTATTTCCCAGCTGGGTGTTCCTTCGGCTGTACAGGGGGCATAGGTTTCTCCGGGGTATTAAGCTTGTGAGTTGCAGATTGGGCAGGGAAGCCCGCGTTTGTTTTCGGAAACGGTCCACTTGTCTGCGATCCAATCGGTGTCATGGCCGCAGTGCGGGCAGACGAACCTAATTCCCTTCGCCCCGCCGGGGAGGTGCCCCGCATCAGCTACATGCATGCGCTTCACTGGCGCCGATCGTGGAAGATCTTCTTTGGCAAAGAGCATGTGGCCTCCGAAGGTGCTGCGATCAGGCGTTGGCTTCGAGACAACGGATGACTGCGCCGTGGAGTTGTACCTCCTCTTCTGTCTCGCCCGATGCGATATCGAGAAGCAGGTGTAGTGCATCAGCCAGCGCAGTGACGGCCTCGCCGTTTCCGATGTTTCCATCTGCTGCGACAGATCCTTCGCGCGCGGCTTCAATCATCTCGAGAGTTGCCGAGCTTGCGGCAGATGCGGCTGCTAGTAGGGAGGATGGCACATTGTTCATTTTACAGCCTTCCTGATCATAGCGTTCGTGGTTGCGAGATCCTCATACAGGGGCACTTCGCGGTATCGTGCGGCTTCTTCCTCAGTAACGGGGCGGGTAGCGCCAAAGCTGTCCACCGTGGCCCAGCCTGTACTGTTGATCGCTCGATAGGCGCAGATGATCTTTGGCTCTGGCATCGGAACTCCTGTGAACAATGGGCCAGCGGTGCGTGGCGCGTTGGTGTAAAAGCCGGCAGGTGGCGAGTGGGGTTGCCATGAGTGGTGTTTGGGCCACCTGCCGGGAGTTGCGCGCTGCGGGACATGTAAACCGCCCCGACAGTGATGGGCGGGGTGCAGCGCGGGTTCGGTTAACTGTTGAGGACTTCTTCAGCCCAAGCACAGATCGCAGCGTCTTCACCGGCACCCAGTGCAGAATATCCTGCCAGCTGGACCTCAAACGGTGTGTGATCGGGGATATCGGATGGATATGCACCGCCCGCCTCAATCACGGCCGTGGCAAAGCTGTCTCGGCGCTCGTCACGCGGTAAGGCCAGCAGCGTTCTGGCGAATGTGGTGATCGGGCAGGGCGTGCTCATGCGGAACGATCCCCTGACAGTGGATAGCCGCGGTTGCGGGCATATTTGCGGACGCGCTCCATCAATGACGTTTCATCAATGATCTGATGCATGGAACCTGGCAGGTTTTCCGGGCGGTAGATGTGGCCGCGTTGCGCCTTCAGTTCGGCCCAAGCGAAGTGAAAGACTTCGGGGGATGCCTCGAAACCCGCCGGGTTACTGAGGATCCGTACTGCGTTCTGTGTGAGATCATTCATGACAGGTTCTCCCTAAGTTGGGGAGAACTTAGTTTGGCAATTGCCAAATGTCTATAGAATAATTTGGCAAACGCCAAATATCATGATGCCAAACGGCGTCATGGCTGGTTGCTACCATGCGCCAGATCACCGAAATCTGTGCTGGAGCCTCTCTCGGAGCGGCATTAATCCTTATCGTAAAAGCTATGTGGGTGAGGAAAGTGACGAGAACTGAAATTTTCAATCACGCATCGGCCATTGTTTCTCGAATGTCTGATGCAGGCTTTAGGTTTTATGAGCCGGCCAATTTCTCCGAAGTCCCAGCGTTATGGGAGGCAATTGGCAAGCGGTATGAGCACCCCATGACATCGTTAGAGAGGAACGATTTCACTTTAGCCCAAGCTTTTTGGCTCTTTCTGATGAAAGGAGATCAACCAGTTGCGGGGATTGGTGCGAAACTTGAGGATCTTCGCGATGAAGCATTTGGATCTTACATCCGTCGCGTATCCCGCCATCAATACCGGACAAGTGGTGAGGCGGTGAAGTGGGTAGCACCTCCCATTGATCGGGCCTTTAGTGGTCGGCTTATCTACTTTGGGGGCATCGAAGTTCATCCAGATTTCAGGGGGAAAAGTGGCCTAATATCTGACTTCAGTCAAATGGCTCGGCTTCTCGGAGCAACGGCTTGGGATTTTGACTGGATGTACACAATAATTAGCTACCGGCATCGGAAAATAGCTGACCGATATGGTTTTGAGTTGAGGTTCCGGAATGCAATATCTTGGCATCAGCCACCACCCGAGGGGCGTTCAGACGACCAGATGGTGCTCGCGACCAGCCGGGAGTACTTCAGTCATTTACTGAGAACTGTTGAGCCAGGTGAGCTTTGAGAAGACACCAGTGAACTTCTGGCCCTCCTCGTTGGTTAGGGACATTGAGACTTTTCTGTATCCTCCATTGACGCGCTGACCCTTTATCGTGACGTCGATTTCCTCATCTGTCACAACGTACGGAGCTGTCTCCAAGTCTTTGTGCGCACGCATCGCCCTGTCGATGATCGTTCGATCAAAGTTACTCACGATCTTCATGAAGTCCCGTTCGCCAGATAGCATAAGTCTCTCTGCTGTCAGGCTTCGTTTGCCGATCTTTACCGGCTTCATGATTGAATCGGTTGCTTGGAGAGGGTGATAGAGATCAACCTGGTCGGCAAACCAACCCCAGTTCCGCAGTAGACCACCTTCTTGGTGAAACCAATCTAGTATGTGGTCAGTGGAGACTTCAAATCCAGCTCTTGTACATGTTGAGCGTTCGTAATTAGCCGCCTCAGCTGATTGCCAGCGATCTCTAGTGCTTACATCACCGCTTCGCGAAGAGCTTTCTGTGAAAAACGATAAGGGAATCCGGAGGGCTGTGGCGAGTTTGACGACGCTCGTGAAGGGTATCTCTCGGCCCAGTTTTATTTGGTTGTAAAGCGTGTTGTATGAGAGACCTGCGATGTCGCAAGCAGGCTTGAGTTTGACGCCTGAGAGTTTGCAGGCTTCTTCGATACGCAATCCAACCATCAGACCCTCAAATTGACATATGACAATTTTCTAATCACGAGTTGACATATGCAAATTCGCTAGTCAACAATCGTAGGTGGTGTTTTATTCAAATTTTGCAAGGTGCGGCAGGTGAACCAAACCGCAGATATACCAGCAGATACGAAGAGCGAGCAGGAACTGTTGGGTCTGGTTCGTCGGCTTAATCGCCTTCCCCCAGGGGAGGAGCGCGCATCGCTTTTGCGGCTGCTAGCAGAACACGAAGCTCTTCCTCTGATAGCCGACTCAGTTCGTGCTGCAATTCGGATCGTATCCGACTAGCCAAATCTGGTAACGGTTCACCATAAAGAAGGTGTTCTGGTGTCACCGCCAGCACCTTTGCGATTTTGTTGAGAGATTCAGCCTTTGGTTGAGCGTTCTCTCTGCGCTTCCAAGTGTGGATCTGGTGGTATGGTACACCAGACTCCTCCGAGAGCTGGGCCATGTTCATGCCCATCTCGTCCATGCGCGCCATCAATCGTTCTGCAAAAGCACTGTGAGTCATGATTAACATTTAGCCATTGGCAATCGCCAAATGCAATTTGGCAGATGCCGATTGACAAAGTTTGGCAAATGCCAAACAATGGCGCCATGAACAATGACGCTGACAACATCAAACTCATAGAGCAAATCGCAGAGGAAACCGGTTTCAAACCGTCTACGATTTGTTCTCGGGCGTGTAACGACCCGCTGCTTTATGACCGGTTGAAGCGGAGGCGCGATGCTGACGTGAAACGTGCTCAGAAGCTCTCTGCCTACCGTGAGCAAGAAGCCAGCCGCAGAGCTGGTGTTAAGCAATGAACTTCTGAAGCTGTTCGTTTTTTCCATGCCCTCAGTTAGGGCGCTGTGCCCCAAACCCCCAAGGAAAAGATGTTTCCATGTCCAGCCGTTACGACAGCCCTGCGCTCCGCACCATTTTTGCCAGCCTCATCCGTAAGGCCGGTGGCGGTCCGTCCGTTATTGTGGCGGTCGAAGAACTGACGGGACGCAAAATGTCCGTCGGGACGCTGAGCAAGATCTCCAACGGGGATATGCGGATGGATTGGGAAGTGGCCTTCATCCTCGAGGACATCGTGGAGGAGTTCCCATTTCAGGAATACTTAAACGCCCGTCGCGATCAAACCATAAGCCAGAGTGATCAGCATCGCCTTGCCTTGGCAGCGCTGAAGGAGATCGGTGAGGTGCCGGCGGCTGTGCTTCACTTCATCACGACCGGTGAATCCACATTGCTGGAGAAGGAAGGGGCAGAGGGCTCCGCCGCGATCCAGGCGCTGTTGGACTACGTGAAGGGGAGGGCGGCGTGATGAATTCGAGTCTTCACGATCGTCTTGATGGGATCAAGCAAACCGGTCGCGCGATTGCAGCCTATGACGCGATCCTTCGCAGTGACGATGCACGTGACACAGTCGATGTCGCGTCGATTGGAAGTGCCTGAGATATGGCCCGAGTTAGGAGTTCCAAGCATGTGTACGCAGATTGTGCTGACCGAGCACAACGTAATCGCTCTGATCGTGACACAGGGCGTTTTGGCCGTCACTCAGATTGCGATTGTCTTCTTCATCACCTCGTTGGCGCGGTCTTTATAGTGGAATGCGAAGCGGAGCTTTCCGTAGACGCGCCCTTCGCCTTTGGCGAACACGTAGATGTGGGCGACACTATTGCGGGGCCCGATTGTTTTGGAGGAGGGCTCAACCGATTTCCGGCCTGCGGGGTTCAACTCTGGGATCGCAATGGAGCCACCCGAACCGTCTGTCATGCTTCCCTCTTTGAAGGGAAAAAGCCGAAGTCCCCGGCGCAAGCTACTTATGCTGGTGACAACGACCGTGGCTTCACTTGGGTTGGTGATCTTAACGCGGATCTCGTGCCATCCTGCTCCGAGAGGACTCTGTCTGCTATCAACGTATGGCTCGAAAATAGGCAACGGTCTTTTGCTTTGTGCCTTGATGAGTCGGTTCTGGTTCCAAGTTCCGAATGCTGCCCAAATGGCAGCCACCGCAGAAACGGTCGCGGCAGCAAGCGTCGCGGTCTCTGTGTTGAATTCCATCTCTCTACTTTCGTTCGTTTGGTTTGCACCTCGAACGATGCATGCAACCGCGACGTGCGTAAAGCACGGGTTGCATGCGCCACTGCAGCAGGTTCCGGCGCCCTTCTTGCCGATGATAACACTGACCGGGGGGCAGGTGACCTGCGTGCAGCCCCCACTTCAACCACTCCCTGTTGGACTTGGGCACGTGGTGGCTTTGTTCGCCACGTGCCCCTTTTTCGGGGAGGTGGGTCATGAGCGCGCATAGCGTCAAAAGTCGTGCGAGGCACCCGGATCCCAAAACCTATGCGCGTGAGCAATATCGCGTTGGGCACATCCTCTTTGAGGTGTGCGATCACCCTGAAAACGGCAAGACCTTTGCTTTGATCGCTGGCGAGGCGACTGAAGCCAAGTTCTTGCGCCCTTTGTTTACTGGCTTTGTCCAGCGCGGGATGGGCACGCAACTGCGCCGTTTGGCGCATCGCTTTGATGAGCTTGAAGCAGATCTTCCACCAAATGGAGATGACAGATGACCCTTCGCCCCATCGACGTGTCAGACCAACCGCCAGTTAAGTGCAAGGCTCCGAACGCTGAGCCAGAACTGAGGTGGCTGGATGTTGCGGATCTGGTCGTAAACGATCTGTATCAGCGACCCATTGGTGCAAAAGGTTGGGGGGTGATCCGCAAGATTGCCGGTAAGTTTGATTGGTCGAAGTTCACGCCGATCACTGTTGCACCCAGCGGTTCAGAGATCGGCAGCTTTGCAATCATTGATGGGCAGCATCGTGTGCATGCCGCTGCGATGATCGGTGTGCGCCGGGTTCCTGCGCTTGTGGCTGACATACCGCCCGCGAGGCAAGCGGCGTGTTTCGCGGCAATCAACTCCGCGCGCACCAATGTGACCGCATTTCACCTTTTCAAAGCAGGGCTTGCGGCTGGTGAAGTTTGGGCAGGCATCGCCAATGCTGCAGTTGATAGCGGTGGGTGTCAGCTGATGACCTACAATAAGTCCAGCAAAAACCGCGAGCCGCGCGAGATCTACGCCATCGGATTGATCCGGGGCTACACCTCGCAGAAGAACGGTGTCTGGGTTGTAACTCGTGCGTTGCAGGCGCTGAGTGGATCGACGCGCGCCGAGGATCCGAATTTATACCAATCACGTATTCTAAAGCCTTGGTTGTCAGTCCTTTGGGATGATCAGAAACTCTGTCAGCTGGATCTCGAGGCGTTCGTCTCGAAGGTGGACCTGGTCAGTGTTCGGGATCGGATCGGGGTGATGCGCGAGAAACCAGAATTCGCAAAGTGGTCAGATTACGCCTTAGCTGCCAAGTCGTTCAAAGCCCTTCTGAACAAGGCTGTCCGGGATGGCGAAATCGGCGACCGAGCATGACGGCCGTTGCAATGAACGAGGTTGAAGAACACCGGCAGGGATCAATATTGGTCGACCTTTGCGTGTTGCTGCAAGCGGTGCGACCTGAAGATATCCAAAAGGTGTCGATGTTGCTGGTCTCCTGGTTGGATGACGTCAGTGCCGGATCGCCTCAGCTCGATCCCTTCGGCGATTTGCGGGGGGACGCTCAGTTTTGGGCAGAGACTGCTCATCCTGCAGAACTTGAATCCTACGTCGCGGCCGGGACCCGGCGTTTAGAACGCACTCAACTCTCTGAGGCGGCTCGGAAAAGGCTCTTTGTGGTTTTCTGGGAGATCATGTCCGATGCGGATCGTCGCAAGTTCCTGCAGCGCGCGGATCCCTCCGGGGCGTTCCAGAAGGTGAACCCGTGAAGGATGGTTTGGATTTGGTGGATTCTGGTGATCCCTTCGATCTTGTCACACCAATTGGTGGATCTGGTGAGATGGATGCCGCTCAGAAGCCTGCAGCGTCTGTTGCTGCGAGTGATCCCTATCGCAAGCAAGCGATAGCGAGTGCGCGGGAGATCCTAAGAACTTCCTATCCCGGCGAACGTGGCGTGGTTCGTGCCTATTTGCGGGCCTGTAAAATCGAGCTGGATCCGCTGCCAGAGCTTCTCAGGTTTCGACTGGATCACCCGTATGTCAAAAAGACCGGCGGTGAGTATCAGGTGCTGCATCGAGGACCTTGTGTCCTAGCTCCGATTCATGACGAAGGCGGGCAGGTTATCGGTGTGATGCAGATCTGGGTTGATCTTCAGCCCCCGCATCATCGGGCGAAAATACAGCTCAATGATAACCCTGTTTCGGCAGAAATTGTCCGTGGGTCCAGTAAAGGCGGGTTCGTCCCTCTCATCACCCCCAAGGGGGCAGACACGCTTGTGATGTCAGCTTCGATGGAAGCTGCTTTGCTCACTTATATGGATCGGCCAGATGCGCTGCAGGATGCTGCGTTCTGGGCAGGTGCTGATCTGAAGAATATGTCGGGCAAGATGTTGCGGCAAAAGGGCATGCGATACTCAGGTCTCCCCGATCTCACTGATACCTCCAGTTTTGTGCCCCCTCATTGGGTAAAGCGCTTGATCTTCCTTCAGGAGGGGAGCGCCGCCGGCACCAGGGAAAAGCTCGAGTGTGGATTGAAGCGCGCAATGCACATCCGACCAGGGCTGAAAGCGTCGATCGTTCGGGTCTCCGGCACGGTTGGCGGTGCGGGGTAGATCATGACGATTGAGTTCCTCTGCGCCTCTGATGCGGCAGTTGCAGACTACGCAAGCGAGACTGCAGAAGAGTTCTACTCCGCGCGCCGGCCGGACCTGAAGGCACAGGATTTTGCGGCGATCTCAACTTGGTTGGCGTGGAAATCTGGCCAGTCTGGGCAGTTGGCGAAAAAGGCGGGCCTCGAAGGCGACACTGAGCTGTCTGCCGAGCTGAAAGAGTGGCGGAACGTCCTCTTTCAAGCGGCGCTTCTCACACGTGAATTCAGCAAATCAAAAGAGCTTTAACGAGCCAAATGACGAAAGGAGTGCGGGCATGACGCAGGACGATAGTCCGCTTCGGGCGGATTTCGAAAACGAAGAAGTCGTCGCACCGATGGATGACACGGCACAACCCCAGGAGCCTAGAGGAACGGCATCGAGGGCCAGTGCGGTAAAACGCTCATCGGGGCGGGGCGATAAGCGGGGAGGTGGCAAACCGTCCTCGATCTTGCCTGAGGGATTTCCAGTGCAACCGCTCGGCATGTCGGCTGGGAAGTACTATTTCCTCAATGCGCGGGGTGAGCGTATCGATTTGACAGCCGGCGCGTTAAGCCAGCGCGCTAATCTGGTGTCTCTGTTGGCAGGCAGCACAATGCCAAAGCGGCACCTGAAAGATCTCGCGCCGCCAGATTCGCGCAAGGATACGGATTTTAACCCTGCGAATGCAGCTGACAAGCTCATGCAGGCCTGTGCCGAGATGCCACTTTATGACCCTTCAAAGCCAGTTCGGCATTTCGGGACTTGGCGTGGTGGATCGGTCCACCCGGTTGTCCACCTAGGCGAAACTGTCGAAACCTCACCGGAAGAAGATGTCGTCGGCCGTATGATCGGCAGTGACCTCTACCCCGCGGTGCCGACGCTGGGCCTCCCGGATAGGGCCGCGGCCACCGCAGAAGACATGAATATCATCCGGCTGGCGCTCCGCGATGGCTGGAACTGGGTTTCTCCAGATGCAGTGGATATCGTGATCGGGTGGATTGGCCAGGCCGCACTGGGCCAGTATCCACGCTGGCGCAGCCATATGTGGATTCGCGGGCGCTCCGGCGCGGGTAAGACTACTTTGCTCGAAGTCATATCCTCTTTGCTCGGAGGTATGTCTACGGGCGTGAAGAGTAGCGGCTCATCGGCCTCGATCAGGCAGACCACAAACCGGATGGCAATTGCACGGATCTTCGATGAGGCAGAGGGTACCGGGACCGGCGACATCGAAGATGTGATCGCTCTCTTTCGTTTGATGTCGGATGCCCATGGTGCGCGAGTGGAACGTGGCACGTCCGACCATACTGGGATCCGGTTTGAGATCTACGGTGCCGGCCTGCTGGGCTCGATCATTCCGGGCTCGATGACGCCACAGGACCGATCCCGTTTTGTTGTTCTCCCTTTGAAGGTTAGGGAAAAGTCTTCCGATCCGGCGCGCGATGCCGTCGAGCTCGACAAGTTGGAACGAAAGGCAAAGGAGCTTGGGCCTCGGGTTTGGCGGCGCATGCTGAACCTGGCGTCCCAGCGTTGGGATAGCACGTTCCGGGTCTACAACAGTCTGGTGCAGAGCCTTGGTGCCCAGGCACGTGCCGGCGACACGGTGGGTGCATTGCTTGCCGGCTGGGACCTGATGCTGTTCGAGAGGCCGCTGGTCGATCCGACGACCAAGGAGGCGGATCCAGAGCGAATGGAGCGCGCCTTGCAAATCGCCTTGCCGCTAGTCGAGGAGACGCGGGAAGCCGAAGAGGAGGGCGAAGGTGAGCGCCTGCTGACCTGGATCTTCGGAGCGATGATCCACAAGGATCACGGTGGCATGGTCTCTGTCAGCGAACTGATACAGACCATTCAGGACTATCAGGACATCAAGTCCGGGGAGTACCAGAACAAACTGCTGGGGCGCCTCGGTCTCAGGGTCATGCCGGGCGAGCGTGGGCAGCGCGACCTCCTCGTTGCGAATGGTGAAAATCCGCAGCTGAACAAGGCGCTTGCGAATACCCGGTGGCGTGGCGGTGGGCACCGCGCAGCGCTTGATACGATGCCTGAAGTTGCGCCTACCCCCAAGCCCGTCAGAGTGGATGGCAGGAGCAAAAGGGGCCTCGTGGTGCCCGCGCGCTTCCTCCCCGGTTACATCAAGGACACCGCCTCAAAAGAGGGGGGAAATCCCAGTTGACCCGTTGGAGGCGCGTTACGCTTGCTCCCAAACGTAACGCAAACGTAACGCCTTAAGTAACGGAGGTAATGTGATGAAAAGATTGCGAAATACTTGAAGAAAGCCTGTGAAGTTACGGTGTTACGCGGCAGGGAGAGCTTCCTTGACGGGCAGGCGCGTGAACGGTGCGCACAAAATCACCGTAACGCCGTTACTTAGATCTATCTGATTGGAAAAAGATATTAATAAACAAGCTCTTGGGTGAGTTACGGAGGCCGTTACGGTGGCGTTACACTCAAATCAAAACGTAACGGGCGAAGAAGGGCAGTGGAAATGATGATGAGGGTGAACATGACAGGTAGTTCGGCAATAGCAGGCAGCGTGCTATGCAATCCTGGTCCGGTGCGGTGGCATGCGTTGTTCGTATCAGCTCAGAAGGAAGAGCAGGCCGAAGCGTGGCTGGCACGAAGGGGTGTCTATGGGTTCCACCCTGTGACCACCAGGAAGACCAGGCGGGCAGGGAAGGCCCGGCAGTACCATCGGCGCTATCTGCCGGGCTACGTGTTTGCCCGTTTCCCTGGTGAAGCGATTGTACATGCGGTCACAGCCTGTCCGTTTGTCCATGGCGCACTTAGCAGGACGGACGGATCTTGGGGTGTGATCCTCCCGAAAGACCTGCGCTCTCTTCATGCGATGCGCAAGCTAGACGAAGAGGCTGACCGGTCACGCAGGAGTGCGGAGCGTAAGCGGCGCAGAGACGCGGTTGTGAAGCGGGGTGATGCTGCATTGTTCAGTTCAGGTGCTTTTGCGGGCCATCGCTGTGAGGTGGTCGAGCTGCTTGCTAACGGAGGTGCACGCGTCAATTTCAGTCTCTTTGGCCGCGAGGTGCTAACGACCACCGATACTGCTGATCTAGTTACGATCCACCGCAACGGTTGACTCCGCAATTTCATCGGAACTAACGTCCACACCCATAGCCTTATTCCGGCAGGTCCCCGCGCGATACGCGGCAGCGCCCCGGATGCTGGGCGGCGGGCTCTGGTTTAAAACGCTCAGAGTGACCCGCCTTCAATGTGCCCGGAGCGAGCGTAGCTGCCGGGCCTTTCCCATCCCTAAGTGAGTTCACCATGCCGAAGCTGAAGAAGCTGGAGCCCAAGCTCCGGGGATTGGAAACTCGTGTCGCGGTCCTCAAGACCGATCACGACACAGCGCGTCGGCAGCAACACGCATGGCGCCGATGGTATCACACAGCGCGATGGCGCAAGCTTCGGATGCAATGTCTAGAGCGCGATTTGTTCACCTGCCAAATGTGCGGTGACTGTGAGGCCGATACCTCGAAGCTCATTGCGGACCATATCCGGCGTCACGGTGGTGATCCCAAGCTGTTCTGGGATCCTGATAACCTGCAGTGCCTGTGCAAGCACTGCCACGACAATGACAAGCAGCGTGCCGAGGCCGCCGAACGGATGGCCGGGCGCATAGGGGGGGTCTAATCCCTCCGGTGGGCCCAGCCCGCCAACCGGCGGATCACTCATGTGGAGATTTTTTTTGGCTGAGCAGGAAAATCCAGACGGCCTTGACCTGTTTGGGAACCCCGTCTTCACCACCAAGGGAAAGAGAGGGCGCCCCAAGTTTCAGTGGACGGAGGAAAATTCTAGAAAAGTCAGTATGTTACTGGGTTTGGGTTGGTCGAATAGCCGTATTGCCTCCTGTGTTGTTGATCCCCGCACGGGCAATGCGATCTCTGAGCCGACGCTGAAACGGTATTTTAGATCCGAGCTCAGCGAACGGAACCGGATGCGGGATCGACTGGATGCGCGCCGGTTCGAGAGAACTTGGGACGCGGCAGAGGGTGGCAACATTGGCGCGGAGCGGCTTCTGATGCAGATGATCGATAAAAACGATCTGATGGGCGCGGGCCGCCGTCTGGACGATGCCCAGTCCGGAAAGGACGCGGACAAGTCCGGGAAAGAGCAAAAGCTCGGTAAGAAAGAGGCTGCGCAACAGGCCGCGCACGAAAGTGCCCAAGACAGCGAATGGGGTGCTGATCTCGATCTGCCCGGCTTCCGTCCGAACTGAGGCTTGATCGGTGCTTGATTTCATCGGAGATCCCGCCGAGCGGGCGGCCTGGTCGACAGCAGTTCCCGACTGGGAGCAGCGGATCGTCAATCGCCAATCGTTGATTCCTGACCTGCCTCTCTGGGATGAACCGGCGGAGCGGGCGCTCAGGATCTTCAAGCGCCTTCGGGTGCCCGACCTTATCGGGACCCCGACCTACGGCGAGGTCAGCGATCAGTGGGTCTTCGACCTCGTGCGCGCAATTTTCGGGAGCTATGACCCGGTCAAGAAGCGGCGGATGCTGCGGGAGTTCTTCCTGCTCATTCCGAAGAAGAACGGCAAGTCGGCAATCGCGGCCGCGATCATCCTGACGGCCTGCCTGATGAATGAACGGCCAGAAGCCGAACTGTTACTCATCGCGCCGACGATGACGATCGCGAAAATCTCCTTCAAGCAGATCAAGGGGATCATTCGTGCGGATCCGGAACTGGATAAGAGGTTTCACATCCAGGATCACGCGCGCACGATCACGCATCGTGTCAGCAAGGCGGAGATCGCCGTCAAGGCAGCTGATGGCGATGTCATCACCGGTGGTAAGGCCACCTACACGATGATTGATGAGACTCACGAGTTCTCGCGTAAGAGCAAGGCGGACGGCGTGTTCCTCGAACTGAGGGGCGCACTTGCCTCGCGGCCGGAGGGGTTCGTGATGCAGATCACGACCCAGTCCAAGGAACAACCGGCGGGCGTATTCAAGGCGGAGCTCGAAACTGCCCGAGCGGTGAGGGACGGGCGGTTGCAATCGCCCATGCTGGCGGTTCTCTACGAACTGCCCAGAAAGATGGCCAAGAATTGGCAGAAGCCGGAAACCTGGGCGCTGGTCAACCCTCATCTGGGCCGCTCGGTGGATCCGGGGTTCTTGCAGGATGAACTTGTCAAGGCGCGAGAGAAGGGTCCGAAGGCGCTTCAGTTGCTGGCGTCGCAACACTTCAATGTCGAGATTGGCGTTGGTTTGGGGGGCGGTTGGACTGGCGCGCTCTACTGGAAGAAAGCCGGTCCGCGGGTTTTCGATCTTGAGGAGCTGATAGAGCGCTGTGAGGTGGCGGTTGTTGGCCTTGATGGGGGAGGTCTGGATGATCTCTTTGGGCTTTCGGTTGTTGGTCGGGAAGCTGAGACCAAGAATTGGCTAATGTGGTTCCATGCCTGGGCGCATCCAGAGGTTCTGCGGGCCCGAAAGGAAATCGCACCGCGGTTGCTTGATTTTGCCAAGGTCGGCGATCTCACGCTGCTCGATGAGGATCAGCCGACTGGCGACATTCAGGGCGCGGCCGAAATCGTGGGGCGGTTGCTTGAGGCGGGGCTGCTGCCAGAGGAAGCCGCAATTGGCGTGGATACCGCTCAGGTCTATGCGATCCTCGAAGAGCTGCTATCCATTGGTGTTGACGAAGACCAGCTTCGCTACATCGGTCAGGATTGGCGTCTATCCCCTGCGATCTGGGGGATGGAGCGCAAACTTAAAGATGGAACGCTCCTGCATGCTGGGCAGCCGATGATGGAGTGGGTCCTCGGAAACGGCAAGGTCGAACAGCGCGGATCTGCTGTGCGTATGACCAAGGAAGCCGCCGGCCGCGCCAAGATCGATCCGCTGATCGCCGGCATGAATGCCTTCACCTTGATGAGCCGAAACCCGGTCGCTGCCGGCGCAAAGGCCTTTGTCTACAACGGGATGTGAATATGGGATTGCTGGATTTCCTCCGGCCTGCGGCGGCGCAGGCCGCTCCTGCTGCGCGCGCCGAACCTCCGGTTTCTGCCTCAGCAGAAACCAATGTTTCGAGCGAGAGCCAGTGGAACGGTTTCGTGGTCGCGGGCGGACAGTCGAAATCAGGTGTCAGGGTCAATGAAAAATCAGCGTTGACGATCCCGGCGACGTTGCAGGCGCTGCGGATCCTGACGGGTGTTTTTGCCATGACACCGCTGCACTTCTATCAGAAGTCGGATCGGGGCCGGTTGTCTGCGGAGGGAAATCCCGCTGCTGTATTGTTCCGGTTGGGGCCAAACAGCCATCAGACGGCTTTTGCGTTCTTCGAGCTGCTCCTCGCGGACATTCTGTTGGCGGGCAACTTCTACGGCTACATCAGCCGCGACCAGCGAGGAGAGGTGAAGGCGGTCACCAGGTTGAAGCCCGGTCACTGTCAGCCGGTCGAGTATTTCGATCGCGCAGAAGGCACGATCCTGTTCTTCGATGCAACTCTCCCAGATGGGAGCCATGAGCGTTTTCCGGCGCGGGACATCTTCCACGTCGGAGGGTTCTCGCGTGACGGAATTCAGGGATTGAATCCGGTCCAATATGCCCGCGATGCGCTCGGCGGAGCTATCGCTACCTCCGATCATGCGTCCCGGTTCTGGAACAAGGGTGGACGGCCTTCGACGGTTTTGACCAGCGCGAACAAGATCGGACCGGAGGACAAGGGTCGGATCCGGAAAGACTGGACGCAGATGTATTCGGGTCCTGACGCCGATATGGTCGCAGTTCTCGACCAGGACCTCAAAGCAGAGTTCCTGACGCATGATCTGAAGTCGAACCAGTTTATTGAGACCCGCCAGTTCCAGGTTGTCGACCTAGCCCGTATCTGGGGCGTCCCTCCGCATCTGATCTTCGATCTCTCCCGCGCCACGTTTGGCAACATCGAACAGCAGAGCCTCGAGTTCGTGATCTATCACCTCGGCCCTCACTACACGCGTGTCGCGCAGGCCGCGACCAAGGCCTTCGCGCGGGCGGGCTTCTATTTCGAACATGTCACGGATGCGTTGGTCAAAGGCGACTTGAAAAGCCGAATGGAGGCCTACTGGCTGCAACGTCAGATGGGCATGGCAAATGGCAACGAACTGCGCAGCTACGAGAATCTCCCGAACATCAAAGGCGCTGCGGGCACGGATTACTGGATGCCAGCGAACATGCAGGTTGCAGGCAAAGAACACGCGCAAGACAGCGCTGGCCAAAGCGGAGACCAGACATGAAACAGGAACTTACGGCATTGGTTGCGGCCATTCGGGCGCAGCCCTGGGCGATCATGCCAGACTATCTCAATGCGATTGAAGCGATTGCGCTGCGTGCTCTCGATGAGGATGTGCTTCGTCGAGTTGCGCAAGACGGGCATGTTCCACGTCTAGAGGCGAATTTGTCAGCCGTCGCTGCGGTCGGGACGCGTCTCGAGGGAACCGGCATGAGCACGATCCGGGATGGAACCGCTGTCGTTCCCATGTTCGGACCGATCTTTCCGAGGGCTTCGATGGTGAACGCTTCAACCGATGGAACCTCGCTCGATGCATACATGCGGGACATTCGCGTGGCACAGGCATCGACCGATGTGACCCGGATTGTGACCCTTGTTGATAGTCCTGGCGGTGTTGTGTCCGGACTGGGCGAGGCCGCGGAAACACTGCGTGCTTCTGCCAAGCCGATCACCGCCTTTGTCACTGGCAACTGCGCGTCGGCAGCCTACTGGCTGTGCAGCCAAGTCAGGGAAATCGTGTTGGACCGCTCAGCCGCGGTCGGGTCCATCGGCGTGGTGGCGTCGATGTCGCGGCAGGAGGTCGCGGATTCAAACGGGCGGCGCTCTTATGAAATCGTGAGCAGCAACGCTCCTGACAAGCGCCCTGATCCTTCGACCGAAGAGGGGCGCGCATCAATCCAAACAGAAATCGACGCGGTTGAAACCCTGTTCATCGAGGACGTGGCGAACGGTCGTGGCGTCTCTGTCGATCATGTTCGCGCTGAGTTTGGTCGCGGCGCTTTGGTGTCCGCCAAGCGCGCCATCGCCGCTGGCATGGCCGATCGCGTCGGTACGCTCGAGGGCGTCTTGACTGAAGAATCCGGGCGCACCCGGAAAACTGGGGCAGGTCGCAGTGCGCGCGCGACCGCTGAAATCGAAGCGCGGCGGCGAGCCGCAATGAGGAATTGACCATGGATAGGATCCTGGAACTGCGAGCCCGCCGTGCGGGTCTCATCGATGATATGGACGCTTTGGTGGCGTCGATCGGAGATGATGATGACTGGACCGATGAGCAGTCGGCCCAATTCGAGTCCCTGAAGGCCGAAGATGACAAAGTGACAGCCGAACTGGCACGGTTGGAAGACATCGAGCGTCGGCGCGCACAGGCGGCACAACCGCCTGCACCGCTGCCGAGTTCGGGGGGCACACAGGCCAGCGGCGCTCCAACTGCGCCGGCTACGCCGAAAGAGCCTGGTCTCCAATTCGCACGCATCGTGCGCACCATCGCGGCAGCCGGAGGCAATCATTTCGTGGCTCAGCAAATCGCTGAGGCAAATGGGGACACGGGTCTGTTTGCAAACCAAAACATGACCAATGGCGCTGCGGGTGGTTTCCTGGTCCCGGAAGATGTGTCTGGTGAAGTGATCGAGCTGCTGCGCCCGATGAGCGTAGTGACAGCGATGGGCCCACGGATCGTTCCGATGCCGAACGGCAACATGACCACTAATCGCCGCGCGACTGGTGCCAATTTCGATTATGGGGGTGAGCAGCAGGACATCAAGGCAACCGGCTATGAATATGGTCAGGTGAAGCTGTCTGCGAAAAAGTTGAGCGGGATCATCCCGATTTCCAACGATCTGCTGCGTACTGCTTCCACCGCCGTTGATCGCATGGTGCGCGACGATGCGCTGGCAGACGCCGCGCAGATCCAAGATCGCCATTTCTTGCGCGGTGCGGGCACGGATTATGCGCCCAAGGGGCTACGGTACCAGAGCACGGGGACGCCCTTCGCCGCTACCCACGTGCTGTCTATGACGGCTGCCCCGACTCTGCAAAAGGTGGACAACGACCTGGGGCGGATGGAGCTGGCGCTTGCAAACAGCAACCTGGTGGTCACCGGCGCGCATTGGATCATGTCGCCGCGCACAGCCATGTTCCTGACCAACCTGCGGGATGGTAACGGCAACAAGGTCTATCCCGAAATGGCCAATGGCCAGCTGCGCATGAAGCCGGTGCACATCACCACCGAAATCCCGGACAACCTCGGCGTCGGTGGCGATGAATCGGAAATCATGCTGGCGCATCCCGGCCACATCCTTGTCGGTGAGCACATGGGGATCGAGGTCGCGATGTCGACCGAAGCGGCCTACAAGGATTCCGCAGGCAATATGCAGGCAGCCTTCTCGCGCGATGAGACCCTGATGCGCATGATTATGCAGCATGACATCGGCCTGCGCCACCTGGCGGCGGTGGCAATCCTGACCGGCGTGACCTGGGCACCCGGAATCTGATCCTGAGCCGGCGGGCTCGACCGGGCTCGCCATTTCCATTCGGTCAGACAGAGGAGATATGTCATGACCACACAATTGCGTAATATCGGCGCGCTGATTTCAGTTCTGCGTGCCTCCGCCAATGTCGCTGCGACGGCCGGCGGGTCGGGCGATGCCACGGAAGTGGTTGGCGCCATCATTGATCGCGGTGAGATCGGTTTCCCGCAGAGCTGCGTGCTCGCCATCCCGTTCTCGGCGACCCTCGCGGAGGGAGAAACGCTGTCGATTGCCTGCGATATCGAGTCTAGCAACGACTCGAACGTCAGCGGCGCGACAGCCGTCAAGACGGCCGCGAGCGCTGTTGTTGCTACCGGCCCCTCCGGTGGCGGAACTGTCACGGGCACGCTCGAGCTCGATGCAGCTATCATGGGGGCGGGCCGGTACGTCCGCGCGAACTTCACTCCCGAGCTGAGTGCGGCCGATACCGACACGGCCGCGTTGTCATCTGTCCTCGTATTCGGCGGCGCGGACCGCTTGCCGGCATGAAATCCGTCGAGTTCCTGAAGTCCTATCGCATGTATCAACCAGGTGAAATCGCCGGGTTCGATGATGTTTTGGCGGACAAGTTGATCGAGGGTGGTTTTGCTGTTCTTCCCGGCACCAAAGGTGCCTTGAAGACGGCAACCGCCGATGTGCTGGTGAACCCGTTGGATCGCGACGATGACGTCGTCGATGTTGCATCGGACACGAAGGATGGCAATGAGCCCAGCATCGATACGAGCACGGTGGTGATTGAACCTGGAGGCGGCGGTCAGTCGTCTCTCGCAGCCTCTGTAACTGTCACCGGAGATCCAGGCGCAACGGATACTGATGAAGTGTCAGGGTCGGATGGCGTGGCACCAGACGCCGCTGCTGAGACAGCGGAGGGATCGGTCAAACCCAGAAAATCCGCGTCGGGGTCAACCTCGGATACCACCAAGAAATCCACTGCGAAAAAGGCCTGACCAATGCGTCTGACCCTTACCGCGCCAGCGGCTGATCTTCCGGTATCGCTCGAAGAGGCAAAAAGGCACTGCCGTGTCGAGGCGGATGACACCGAAGATGATCCACTGATCGAGGGTCTTATTGCGGGGGCAGTGGATTACCTCGATGGCCCGTCCGGCATCCTTGGGCGGGCCATCGTCACGCAGACTTGGCTTCTGGAGCTGCCGAGCTTTCCTGTTGCGCTTGATGTTCCACTGGAGCCGGTCCGTTCGATCGCCATCACCTATCTGGATGCTTCCGGGGTGGAGCAGGCCTTGCCGGATGGGGCCTATGAGCTGAACGCGCAACCCTCGCAACGGACGCAGTTGGCTTTGGTCAGCGGCACGGCTCTGCCGGTGCTACAAAACACAAGCTGGCCTGTTCGGATCTCGATTATCGCTGGGTTCGGCGACGCCAGCGCGTGTCCACCGGGCCTGAAAACCGCAATCAAGATGATGGTTGGTCTATGGTACGAGCATCGTGAAGCTATCATTCCGACTGATCTTGTCAGTGGTTGGCCAGCCCCGATCGGAGCACTTTTGGCGCGTTGGCGCGTTTCTCTGTGAGAGAATGAGTTCATGAAGAACAGAACAATCGCGGGTCGGTTAAAAGAGCATGTTGCCTTCGACGCGCCAGTAGAAAATCCAGATGGTGCTGGCGGTGTCGAGATCGGGTGGAGCGAATTTCGTACTTGCCGCGCAGAGTTCATTTATTCTCGCGGCAGTGAAGCTGTTGAGGCGTCCCGCCTGCAGGGACGCTCTGTGTATAAGGTCAAAATCCGTGATCTGGGGACTGCATCCCAAATTAACCAGTCTAGCCGGATGCGGACAGTGCGACGTGGTTCTCCGAACGGCGAGCGTCTTTCCGATCCACTACCCGGCGAGCGCTACAACGTAAGAGAGGTTGACCGGATCACAACGCGGGGCTGGGTCTATCTGGTTGTCGAAAGCGGGGTGGCCAGCTGATGGCCTCAGTTTCTCTTGAGCTTCAGAAGGCGATCTATGAAGCGCTGACCAGTGACGATGCAGTTTCCGCGCTTGTGGGTGATCGAGTGTACGACGGGACACCATCGAACCAACAGTTTCCTTATATAACCTTCGGGCCGAACGACAGAATTTTGGAAGACTTGGAGTGCATATCGGCTTCGACGGAGACACTTCAGCTCGACGTCTGGTCGCGTGATCAAGGCCGTCTGGGGCCATGCAAGGCAGTATGTGACGCGGTCCGAAATGCTTTGCATTTGGCTGGTCTCGAGCTGCAGGTCAATGCTCTAGTACGCATCCGTGTCGATAGAGTTCGTGTGTTCAAGGATAGCGATGGTGTCACTGCTCATGGCGTCGTGACGATCGAGGCGGATTTGGAGGAGGTTTGATGGTTCAGGGGCTCGCTAAATTCAACCGGCGATGGTCGGCCATTCCCGCCAGAGTTCGCAAAGCGGCTCGGGATACGCTCGAGCAGAACGCGAACGAGATCGTTGCGGACATGAAGAGATTTGTGCCGGTTCGCGATGAGGCCGGCGGAACCCTGCGGGATAGCATAAACTGGACGTGGGGCGATGCGCCGGAAGGATCTATCGCTATCGGCACAGTCGGCGGGAAGGAATACTCGACCCTGCGCATAACGATCTACGCGGGGGGCGGTGACGCTTTCTACGCCGTGTTCCAGGAGTTCGGTACACGCAACATGCCCGCCAATCCGTTCTTTTACCCAGTCTGGAGGGCCCGGAAGCGGCGCGTGAAGTCGCGCCTGACACGCAACATCAACAAAGCGATCAAAGAGGCTTAACCCCCATGAAGATTAAGATCATCAAGGATGCGCACCATCGCATCAGTTCGAGCAGAAGCCAATCTTTCAAGGCCGGCTCGGAGGTATCGGTCCCTAAAGCAACGGCTGAAGCGCTGATAGAACAGAGCGTGGCCGAGATGATCGACGACAAGAAACCGTCATCCACAAAGGAGAAATGACATGTCGACGGGCAAACAGACTACGCGGCTGATCGTTCAGCTTGGTGACGGGGCGACCCCGACCGAGACCTTCGCGCACACGTGCGGTGCCAATACTTTTGGTATCACGCTAACGAACAACCTTGGCGAAAACACTGTTCTGGACTGTGACGATCCGCTGGACGTTCCAGCGGTGATCATCCGGCACCTCGAGAGCCAAGACACCAGCGTCACGATCAGCGGCATGGTAACGACCGAGGCGTGGCCGACGTGGCGCGCTTGGGCTGACGGTGGGACCGAGAAGAACATCAAACTTCTCTTGGACGAACCTGCGGCGGCCAATGGAGGTTTCTGGACGTTACCAGCATTTTTGGCTGGTCTAGAGTTGGGAAAAGAGACGAGCGGAAAGGTCACATTTAGTGCGACCATATCCGGCGCTGGACAACGTGTCTGGACTGACGCCACCTGATGGCTGACGTAATTACAGAGTGGGCCGGGAAAGATCGTCTTTTTCGGCTCAACTTCGGGGGAGTCCTTGAACTTGAGGAAGCCTGCGGAAAAGAACCGATTGGTGCAATTTTCTTGCGCGTTTCTTCAGGTAAGTTCCGGGCAGAGGATATTTGGCACACGATCCGGATTGCACTGATCGGCGGAGGCGAGAACAAGGTAGAAGCCAAGCGGCTTATGGAGAAGTTCTTTGACCAGATGCCGTACCACGATCACGCAGCTCTCGCTGGTGATATCTTGATCGCTCTCATGGCTGGCGTTGAGGACGAGGATGAGACTGGCGACAGGTCCGATCCTGAGGCGATCCGCTTTTCCGAGGTCAGCCAGATATGCCGCGAGTTCAACATGTCTCCACTGGACCTGCGCGAGATGACTTATTCGGACTTCATCAACATGGTGCGTGGATTTAACGCTGGCAGCAGGAAGGCGGAGCCACCAACTGAGGAAGAGTTCGATGCAATCCTTGCGAAGTACGAGCCGGAGGCGTTGAAGTAAAAACTATGTTTCGCTTCATGGCCGAAGCGCTCGAAGCGGAACAAACCCCGGCGTGCCCCGCAACGGGCGGACTAGTCTCGCGGAATCGTTGCACATATCTCATGTGATATCGATAGCATCTCACGCGCTTTGCTGACTAAATCGAGAGATAGATTGAGAAAATCATTCATGGCCGACACGTCCTTGTAGGATAGGTCTGGGTGACTTTCGGAAATCACAGAGATGCCCGGGTTTTTTTCATAAAGGTCGGCAAATCCATCAAGTTCTGACGCGATGCGCGCTATCGCCTCCTCAAGTTCAAAAGCGGTCTCTGAACAGCTCGGCTTTGACTGTGCGCTCTGTGAGAGAGAAGCGCAAAAAACGCCAACCCATACCAAAAATCTCATCTTTCAATCCTCCTGCATCAACTTCTGGGGGATCATTGCACGAACCGGGAGCTCTTTTAATGTCTGATGTCGAAACCGCGTTGATGCTGCGCTTAGAGGCGTCACTTGCGAAGTTTGAGAAGCAGATGGCGCGTGGGCAGCGGGTGGTGAACCAGTTCACCAAGGATTGGGACAACAAGTTCGGTGCGAGCAACCGCAAGATGGCAAAAACCGCTGAGCAATCGGCACAGACCATCGGCAAGGAATTGGACCGGCTGCGGGCAAAATATGACCCGTTGTTTTCCGCTTCGAAGAAGTATGAGGCCAGTCTGGAAGAACTGAACCGGGCACAGAAGGTCGGGGCCCTGAATACCCAGCAGTACGATGCTGCGCTGGAAAACCTGAACGCTGAGTATGCGAGGGCCACGGCTGGCGCAAAAGGCACGGGGCGGGCGGCTCGCGGCATGGGCGGCGGCATCCAGAATGCGGCTTATCAGATCGGCGACTTCGCGGTGCAGGTTGGCGCTGGCACCTCGGCGTCTATGGCTCTTGGACAGCAGCTGCCTCAGTTGCTGGGTGGGTTCGGCGTGCTCGGAGCGGTTCTTGGTGCGGTGGTGGCCGTAGGCGTCCCTCTGGCATCGTCGTTCCTGAAGTCTGGCGATGCAGCGGGCGATCTCGAAGATGCGGTGAGCGACCTCATGTCAGCGGTTTCGGATTACAACAGCGCGGTAGATCAGGCCAATTCTCCGACCGAAGATCTTGCGGAGAAGTACGGGAAGGCGTCTGGCAATGCGCGCAGGCTTCTCAGTGTCCTGAGCCAATTGGCGCGGCTGGATGCCATGGAGAGTATCCGCAAGGGCGGCGAGCAAGTGCTTGAGACCTTTGACGACTTGCAGGGAAGCTTGGATCGTTTTGACCAAGTGTTGAGCCAGGGTTATTCGGAGAGTGAGCCTGCGGCAGCTCGGCAGGTGCGCAAGATCAAAGAGGAATACGGCCTGACACTTGCACAGGCCAGAGCTTTGATCGATCTCATGAGTGACTACCGCAATGCGGAGTCTCTCAATGCGCAAGCGGATGCATTGCAGGCGATGTCTGCGTTCTTGACGGAAGCTGCGCGCGGCGCTGATGAGACGAACGAAAACCTTATCAGTATCGCGCGCTCTACGGCGAAGGCGGCATTGGGTGCTCTTGATCTCGCAAATGAGAGCTCCAGTGCCGCAGTAGCGGCGGACGAACTGTCATTCAGCATCGCGGATATATCATTTGAAGGTGCGATCAGCGGAGCAAACTCCCTTGCCGGTAAGATCGGTGGAATGATCGGCCAGGCGCAGACGCTTCTCAGCGTTCTGGGTCGCGCTCAGCAGGCCAATCTCAGCGCAGCGAACCAAAGAGAACTGGCAGAGACCGAGCGCGACTTGGTCAAAGCAGGAACTGACCGGGTCGAGGTGGCGCGTCAGTTGGCAGAAATCCGCAAGCGCCAAGAGCTGGATGAAACTGGTGTGGTCCTTCCCGTGGCGGCCCGACAGAAATTAATCAAAGAAGCTGGCGATATTGAGGCTGCGACAGCAGCGGCACGCGCCGAGACAGCAGAGACCCACAAAGAAAATAGCAAGTCCAACAGGGGGAAGGGGAGATCCAAAAGAGGAACGCCAAGCCTGTTCCAGGCGTCTGAAAATGAGCTGCAGAACATCCAACGCCAAATCGAGATGATCGGGAAGACCAAGGCGGAAATCTCCGCACTGGCAGCAAAATACAAGCTGTTAGATCAGGCGAAGGAGCGCGGCCTTGATCTCGATGCACGGCAAGCTGCGACTGGCGAAACGCTGCGTGAGCAGATCGACCGGCAGGCTACAAGTATCGGTGAACTGACGGCCAAGTACGATCAGGCGCAGGAGCGGGCGGCTTTTTTCGAGGGCGTGCAGAGGGATCTCAAAAATGGGTTCATTGACGCGATTGTCGAGGGGGAGAGCCTTTCCGGCGTGCTGGAGAACCTCGCCAAGTCTCTGGCCAAAGCGGCGCTGCAAGCCGCTCTATTTAATGAGGGGCCATTTGCCAGTGGTAGCGGCGGAGGCCTTTTGGGCGGTCTGAGTGGTCGTAGAAGCGGAGGGTTGCTCGGCGGCGCGATCATCCCCGGCATCCTTCACAGCGGTGGCACGGCTGGCAAGGACGGTTACGGTCATGGCCGGTCTGTATCGCCGTCGGTCTTCAGGGGCGCTGCGCGATACCACAACGGGGGCATCGCAGGTTTGCGGCCGAACGAAGTTCCGGCGATATTAGAACGCGGAGAGAGGGTCATTCCGAACGGCCAGAGCGGCGTCACCGAAGCAGGTGGGGTAGTTCGCGTCGTCATCGAAGAGGGACCATTGTTTGCATCTCGCGTGAGGACTGAGGCGACGGGAGTTGCCGTCGAAGTCACACGCAAAGGTATCCAAGAAAATAGTCGCGTGCAGGCGGACAATAAGTATCTCAGAGGTAGCCGATAATGCAGGTTGCGTTCCCATACCCGGTAAAGGTTCAAGCCAGCACCCCAAAGCTGGTAGGGCTGCGCTTTTCGCCGTTCACCAACATTGACAATGAGTCCTTCGCCACGCCTTCGCTCAACGGCCGTTGGGAGTTGGATATAAACTTGGCGGGCGTCGGCATGCGGGGGCAGCTTGCCCTGTCGTCGTTTGTCACTCAGATGGAAACAGCGGGGGCAACCTGTGACGTTCCCGTCTGCGTCCAGTGGCGGCCTAACGATGCCAATGGCCGGATGCTTGTGCCGAATGGGCTCTCTCCGGAATGGACATTCGATCACGTGGGCTTTGCGAATGATCCGTTTGAGGGCTTCACCCTTCGCGCCGCGGCGTCGCATCGGGACAGCTACATCGACGTTGACAAGCCCGCCCTGTCTCAACTTTGGCCCGGGCACTACATCACTCTTGGAGATCGGCTGCACCAGGTGGTGAATGTCAGCGCGATCGAGGAAAGCGAAACGGCAATACGGGTCTCGGTCATGCCGAATATCCGTGGAGACTATGATCTCGGCGAATTGGTTGTGGTCGATCAGCTGCGCCTCAAGTGCCGCATGGAGACGGGAGATCAGGTAGGCGGATTCGGCGGTCCAAGTCCCGTTCGCCGCGGTTCCATCTCACTTGTCGAGGCATTCTGATGAGCATCCACGATATCTCGGATGGAGACCTGCGGCGCGGTGATGTCGCTTGTACGATCCTGTGCCAGATGGACTTCGCGACCAATCCGCAAAACTGGTGGTTGGGCTACGGGCCGCTGACAGTGGGCGGAGTTGAATATCAAGGTACTGGGGACGTAATCAAGATCGGGGCTATGTCGCTGACCTACGGCATATCGGCGGGCATGGTGCGGTTTGAAATTCCTGCGGCATCCCCTGAGATGGTGGCACGCTGCGACAACCAGGCGACAGAAGTCAACAATCGCCGCTGCAGGTTATTCTATCAGCTTTTCAGCATGGTTGAGAGAGATGGGCAGCATCAGGGGCGCGTGATTGGCGAGCCTATAAGTGTGTTTCAGGGTGTAATGAGAGACATGCGCAGCACTTCGGCGGCCGAAAGCAGGGTGATTGAGCTCGAGGCCTATGGCAGGATGAGCCGGCAGGCAAAACCGCCATATGGGCGCTGGACGGATGCAGACCAGCGGGCTCGGTTCCCAGGTGATACGGGATTGGCGTTTCTCGCGGGCCTTCGCGACAAGGCGTTGACATGGGTTCCTGGCAGTTGATCCGGAAGGCGAGCGAGGCGGACATACCTCGCTGTATCGACATGACAGAGCTGCTGGCAAAGTCTGTAGGAGTTCCACAGCGCGTTTGCAGGCTGCGGACGGGCGCAACTCTCGTCGGACTTCTACGCAACCCTCAAGGTGTGCTTTTCGTGACAGGCGGCGGCTTCATCGCGGGGCAGGTTATGCAGACCGTTATCAGCTTCGATCCGGTTGCGTTTGAGCTTGGTTGGTTCGCCTCAGACCGCAGCGGACTGGGTCTATTGCGTGCCTTCGAGACATGGGCGGAAGAGCAAAACGCGCGCCTTATTACAATGAGCGCTAAAGGTGGCGCAGCGCAGCGCATCCTGGAGCAGCGCGGCTATGCTCAAGCCGAGGTGCGGATGGTTAAGGCAATCTAATGGCAATTTTCACAACAATCATCGGCGCGATCGCTTACGCTGGTGGCTACCTTGCTGCGGCGGCAGGATTTTCCATCGCAACCGCCACTTCAATCGGTGTGGCGCTGGCAAATGCAGCGGTGAGTTTGGCAGTCAGTGCGATTTCCCGAGCCCTGGCCCCAAGCGTTAGTATTCCTCAATCAGAAATCCAAGCGGTGATCAATCAAGCATCGGCTCCGCGCCGGATCTATGTCGGAGAGAACCTGGCAGGAGGGATCCGCGCTTTCTTCGAAGTTAAGAACGGCACGCTGTATCAACTTGTCATGGTCGCGCACGGCGAAATCACCAGCTTTGAAGCGTGCTGGGTCGATGGAAAAGCGGTGTCGCTTGACGTGAACGGCACAATTGATGCCGGAAAAATGGCGGGTTACGTCACTATCCAGACCCGTGACGGTTCTGCCCTTGGCGGAGACTATGCCGATCTAACATCAGCCTTTCCGACTTGGGGCCCCAACAACAAACTGTCCAATCAGGCGACCTTTTTAGCGCGGATGCAGGCACCAAAGGGAAACGACTTTAGTAAGATTTTCCCCAAATCATACAATACGACACTTCAGTGGGTAATACACGGTCAAGCGATCTATGACCCGCGCATCGACAGCACGGTTTATAGCGATAACGCTGCCTTAGTCATTGCGCATTTCCTCACGCACGAAGACGGGTTCAAAATTGACAGAGAGGATATTGATTGGGATAGCGTGGCGGCAATGGCTGATGTGTCAGATGAGGCTGTGCCACAACTTGAAGGCGGCATCGCGCCGCGCTTGCGCTTGTGGGGCTACTGGACGCTGGATGAGCCACCGTCTGACGTGTTGGACCGGATGCACGCAAGCTCAGGCATTCGCGCCTATGAGATGCAAGACGGCCGTATCGGGCTGATCGGCGGCAGTTTTGGAACCCCATCCTGCACAATCACGGCCAAGGATATCAAAGAAATTCAGACCAGCGAGGCGATCAGCGAGCGCGATGGATACAACGTCTTGCGGGTTTTGCACATGGACGCTTCACAGAAATATACTGTAACTGAAGTTGACCCATGGAGAGACGACGCGAGGCTGACTGTCGAGGGCGAAATCGTCAAGGAATACGAACTCGGTATGTGCCCTAACCGGTCTCAGGCACGGCGCTTGGCGAAAGAGCAGTTTCATGATGACAACCGCGCCAAGGTTGCAATTATTACCAACCTCGTTGGAATGAAGGCGCGCTTCCCCCGCTATAGCGCGCAGCGCCACACAATCCTTTTGGACTATCGACCAGACGATGGCTCTGGCCGAGTGATTCAGGGAGAGTACGAGGTGTTGGACCACGAATTTGATCCGCTTGAACTTCAATGCCGGATTGATCTTGCAGCGGTGGATCGGGAATCGGGAGAGTGGGCGCCAGCAGAGGAGGGGGACGCGCCAACGCCACTTCCCGACAACCCGCAGAATCTTGCTCCGGAAATATCGGCCGTTCTTACGCAGCGCATTGTTCAAGCATCTGCCAGCAGCCGCATTGCAATATTGGAAGTCGCCGCGATTCCAGTTGCCGGCCGCAACGATGTTCGGATCGAAGCGCAGTACCGAAAGACTGTCGTAGGCGCGTGGATGGACATGGGCGCGACCGACTTTACTGCACAATCGGGGCCGGTTGAGGATGGCGAAACATATGAGGCACAAGCGCGTTTTGATGGCGTATTCTACGAGCCAGATGAGTGGGAAGATCTCGGAACGTTTACAGTCCAGATCGACGCGACGGCACCAGGCGCACCGTCTGCACTCATCCCGTCCAATGGTGCGGGCTATGTGCATCTAAGTTGGCGAAACCCGGCAAGCGAGCTCTACGAAATTCGAATCTACCGCAGCACTACGGAAACATTTGGTGACGCTATTTTGGTCGGCACAACTGGCGGAGTTGCCGGGCAAATCTCTGAGTTCTCAGACCACTCTGTAGCCGCATCGACCGAATACAACTACTGGATTGCTGCAGCCAACGTGTCCGGCGTCGAAGGGCCACCCGCTGGGCCCGCCAATATCACCACAACCTAAAATCCCAAATTTTTGAAGTCACGATACCCCGCTTCGGCGGGTTCTTTTGCATGGGGGCAGCTATGCCAGAAACATACCGCGAAAAGATCAGCAGAATCCTGCGCGATCATCAAGGCTATACTGGAGACGGGCTAGGTGGCGTTGGCGATCTGCCAGTTGGCGATCGATCAACCGCTCGAAAATCGATCGAAAAGCGGGACTTGCGTGAGGCTTTTCTAGATTTTGCCGGCGTCGCCGATGTGGCCCAAGCAGCGGCGGAAAGCGCAGCGATCAACGCGGGGTCGGTAATTGATCGGGCATGGTTCCCGACTGTCGCGAGCTTGATGGGCGATAACAATTCGATCATCGGTTACGCTGGCGATGGTGCGCAATTCTTGGTTGCAGAAAACGATCTGATTGAGGCTGGGGGCAGGCGCTATCAGGTAGCGGCGTTCGACGCTGCCAACCACGACCTTCTCACAACTGGGGGGGTAAAGCTCTACGATTTGAGCATGCGGACATTGAGGGCCGCTTCGATTGCCTCAGGGGCACAGGATGGCTCTTGTGTGATCTTAGGGGGCCTTCTGTACCGTGTCGATGTCACAGCAGTTGGTATCGACAGCGCGACCAGTGATCTTGGCGTTGATGGGTTGGTGCCAGCTGGCGAGGCGGTCTTTCCCGAGCATTATGGATGCGTCGACGGATTCGGTGACAACGCGACGAAGCTAGACCGGGCTGTTAATTGGGCACGGGAAAACGGTCTGCCGCTGGACGGGCGAGGTCGCATCTACCCCATCACTACGGCAATGACTTCAGTGCCCGGCAACGTGTGCAACATGACGATTGACGCCTCCGGTCTGACTGCAGAAAGCGCATGGGAGGCAACTGCCAACGAATTTGAGGCTTCGCAAGCGCTTACTGGCGATACAACACAAGGTGAACGTCTGTTTATCTGTGCCGGGCATGGGTATTCTGTCGGCGATGTAGTGCTGATCCAATCCAACAAGATTTTTGAGACCGCAACCAACGGGGTCTGCTCCCACTGGGGTAAGATCACGTCGGTCACTACCGATACGTTCATCACAGCGGAGTCTGCGCTTTGCAATCTTACGGTGTCCGATAGCGCCACGGTAAAGAGGCTCCCGGAAAACACGAACTCCGCGCGCCTGGACTTCAAAATGATCGGTGGCGCAAACTGCGGGAACGGCTTTGTTCCAATCCGTTTCACCGACATCGAAGTTAAGTTCTCGGGCAAAAACTTTCCGAACCGCAACTTGCTGGTTCAGGAAAACTACCGGCCATACATATCTTATGTACGAGCCGATGTTAGCGACGCTTCGGGGCTTGGATACGCCTGCGGCTTGGCGGGAAACGGATGGGCGCGTGTCGATCTCGCCATCGGCTTGCGATGCCGCCATGTCGTCACGACAGGGGCGAGCGATGATATTCCGACAGTCGGCGGCACTGTGGGCGATGTGGTGGGCAACGAGTGTCTTTCCGCGCCGCTCGATACGCACCCAGCAACACTCTATTTCACGCAGACTGGGAAGACTGTGGCCGATCTTTCAGACGAGGAGGGTGATGAAGATGGGATTGTCTGGCAAGGCGTTGGCGGGGAATTTGATGTGGAATTCCTCGGGACTACGTCACCGCGACACGGCGTCCTTGTCCAACCATGGTTTGATCGAAGCGCTTTCGGTCGTTCGCCATCCTACCACGTCAGAGCAAGGGGCGTGAACGCAGCAGATAAGGGCGTGGTGTTCGACATGGACGCTTGCGGGAATATCGACACAATCGAGTGCGAGGTTTATGGCAAGAGCGCGAATGAAGTGGTCTATGTCGACATCGGACCCATCGCGTTTGAGGCCATTATCTTATCAGGGCGCGGTCGTTCAACGGCTGGTCGCGCAATGCGGATTATCTGCGAAGCCACGTCTGACCTTGCTTATGTACAGCAATCGGGTAGCTGGGAGGCCGCCATTGCTGAGGCAAGCTATGTGTTCGGGGCGACCGATGCAGGTTCGCGCACAACTGAGTGGTCCGTATCACTATGCAAGTCTTTCGGTGGGACATACGGACTACGTGCGGCGAACAAGGTTGATGCGATCGTGGGAGCAGCGTTTCTGGACGGTTCGACTGGAGCAGCCTCGGCATCCCCCGCTCCCGCAACGGTGACGGTCCTGACCTAATGCTGGCACTCTGTGAGGTGCTAGGCAATGTGTCGGCTACTTCCCCTGAGGACTGCGACAGGCAAGTTTAAACCCTGTTTGCACAGAACCGTATCTCTTCCCTTTAACGCCAATTTGAGAGCAGCACATGGCAATGATTGAAAGTAGCGATCGTGGGATCACCCTGACCAAGGGGTTAGCGTGGGTCATGGTCGTCGGTCTGCTAGGCGCAGGGGTCAAGTTTGGCACACAGATGGCAGAATTGCGCGGTGAGACCGCTGCCCTTTCCCAAACGATCAACGGGCTGCGTGTGGATCTGACAGCCTCAGAGGCCCGCCAAGTTGCGCTGACTTCGCGGGTGCGCGCAAATGAGAATGCGCTCGCCCGTCAGGATGAGCGCCTGTCGCTGATCCTCTCTACCCTGAACAAAATCGACACCCGGCTAGAGCGCATGGAGCGCCTGCCGATCCGCTGATCCCCTCGAAATTTGAACGAAACCCAAAGCCCGCCTGCGGGCCTTTTCCTGTTGGAGGAATGACTATGCCTGACAAAAAATTGCTTGATGAAAAATGGCGCTGGCTCGCCTTGAGTTCTTACACGGCGTTGGCCTTCTACGCACTCGCCGCGATCACAGTGGCCCCGGATCTGATCTATCTGGCCACCGGGATTGATACCAACCCCCGCGTCTGGTCGTTCCTGCAGCTTTGGACCATTTTGCTGGGCATCTTCGGCAGGCTGATTCTGCAACCGCGTGAAGGCGCATTGCGTCGTCGTCTCATTCTCGGTGCCGTGCTGCTCGGAACTATCCTCGTCGCAGCGCAGGCCATGGCGCAAACCACAGCGCGCCAGACGATGCAGGTGCTTGTTCCCCATGTGATCAAGTGGGAAGGCGCGCACCGCTGCACGGATGCGCCGCAAATGCATTGCGCGTATCTCGATATCGTGGGGGTGCCGACTGTCTGTTTCGGGGAAACCCAAGGCATCAAGCTCGGTGATCGCTTCACCGACCGCCAATGCCGCAAGATGCTTGACCGTCGCCTATCTGATGACTACCGCGCGGGCCTGCATCGCTACTTCACGCCTGTCACCATTGCGACCCGTCTGACGCCGGAACGGGACGCCGCCTATGTGTCGCTTGCCTACAATGTTGGAATCCGTGGGGCAGGGCGATCCACCGCCACCCGGCGTTTGAATGCGGGTGATATCGCGGGCGGATGCCAGGCGTTGACGTGGTGGAACAAAGCCGGGGGCCGAATGGTGCGCGGCCTCGTGCGCCGCCGGTCAGCGGAATACACGCTCTGCATGGAGGGCGCGGCATGATCTATGCATTGGTCGCGTTTGCTCTCGCCCAGCTCGCGGACATTGTCTCCACCACCAAGGCCCTGAAGTCTGGGGGCACCCGCGAGGCAAACCCCGTGGTGCGCTGGATGATGGATCGGTTTGGCCAGGGCTGGATTGTCCTGAAGGTCGTGGTTTCAGGTGGGGCGGCTTTCCTGCTCTGGAAAACCGGTTTTGAATTCGGGATCTGGGCCATGGCAGCGATTACCGTGTGGGTCGCCTATCGCAACATGCGGTTTGTCAAATGAACCGGTTCGCGATATCTGCTGCAGTTGCTCTCGCCTTGGTCACCAGCAGTTTGGTGATTGGGTATCACCGGGGAGCGGCTGACTGCCGCGCCGTCCATCAAAGGGAAGAACTGCGACAGATCGAGGCGGGCCGCAAACTTGACGCAGCCCGGATCGCAGTGGAGCGCGCGCGGTACACCCTATCCCGACAACTTGAGGAGAAAGCCTATGCGGACCCTGTTAGCGTGCCTCGGTGCCTCGGTCCTAAGCGGGTGCTTCGGCTCAACAGCCTTCGTTGATAGCGTAGATCCCTGCGCGTCACCTGTGGTGATTCCAGAGCGTTGGCTTTCAGATCAAGAAATTGAAATATATTGGTCACGCGACCGACGCGAACTGCTGAACTGTGGCGGTAAGGTAGAAGTTCTTAGCGGTCGCACACCTGATAATTAATCCCCGTGGATCGCAAATGGGAAAATTCTAGTATCATGAGCCTTGCCGCCTGTCTTCCCAGCTGGGGTTTTTGGTCAGGTCTTTTTATACCCATGTCGATGTAGAATATACCAAATGAAGGGTGTAAATAGACATGTTCCAAGGATCGGGCATAAGAGACCCTCGGTTTGGTATATCGTTGAGAACCCAAAGGCCAACCCAATGCCACTAACTACGGAAGGCACCCAAACTCCGAATATTCGGGCCTCTCGGTTAGCAGCTTCTCTCGCGATTTTACTTTTGTCTATGAAATCATCGTATTCTACATCCATGGCTTTCTGAAGACGCTCTAATTTCTCTTGAACTTCAGAAGGTTCGTAGGAGAGAGAGAGGGGACCAATGTCTCCAAGTTTTTTTTGTAAGAGGCGTACGTCCTGCGTTGCTTCGAAGAATGGCTCGTCGATAATATTTCTAAATCCTAATTGCCTTCCAAATTCAGCCCTCCAGCTGTCTAACGCACTCGCTGGTGATCGATCATTCAGTTTGTCTATCTCACTGCCTAAACGACTAATTTTTTCTTTGATATTATCTATGTTAGAATTGAACTCATTGAAAGCCGACGAGAGCGTGTTTTCGAAATCCTTGATGCCATCGAAGGTCTCTCTACGTTTTTCTTCCATATTCTCAATGGCATCCTTTATGGCAGCGACGTCGATGCTATTTAGAGCTTCAATCTTCTCGGTTATCTTCTCTTTAATCCTGTGGTCGCGCCCTTCGAGTTTTTCGAAGAAAACGTCAAATGATTTGTCAGCGCTGTGCTGGTACATTGGGATAAAGTAAATCAATCGCCAGGTTAGGTATAGGAGGGCGATTACAACTAATATACCTAGAGATTGTGGCAGAAGGGTATCGTGAGCTAGGTCAGCAAACAGGCCCAAGTTCTTGAGGCTAGGCTGAAGTTTGAAATGATAAACCGTGATCGACATAAGTGTGAAGAAAATGATTGAACGTCGCGTCTGAGGTAAGCTGTCATCTTGGAAGTTTCTTATCATCTGAGGGACCTGAAGGAAGTTTCTGGAGCAACTGAAATCAGCTTAACAGTGGGATTTTGGAACGATGATGGCCGATTCTTTTGTTCGTTTGGAATAGGTTACTCATCGGCGTCACCTATTCCAAACGATAGCCTTGACGCCTGCCAGGTGTTCTCTACATGTTCTTATTATGTGGATAATGAAGCGAACAGTGATAGCCGGAAAATCCCGCCCCGATGATTGGGTGATTTGCTTCAACGGGCATGAGGTGGGCCGGGTGATGCTCGACCGATATCCGAACAACGGTTTCCCGCCATGGGAGTGGGCGGCTTGGTGCTATCCAGCCGATCATGGACGTGTTCACTCTATGGAGAAGGCGCGGGAAAATGTGAGGGCAACGGTACTGCGCGCGATCAAGCTAAAGTCGGAATTGGGCAGGGAGAAATAAATGGCCCCGGTCCACCTGATGCGATCCGGGGCCTATTTTTTCATAACGAAACTCACTGATAACAATCGATATTGACCAGATGCCTAATCGCGGTCGGTCTATTTGGTCGGAATTCTCATGTCTGGCCCAATGACGAAAACCACCTATGCCGCGTTAACGCACCTGACTGATCTAGATTTTGAGTACTAGGTGTAGCCTGCTTTCTCTTTCGCTGCACCATCGAGCCGAAATCTCTGGCCCATCCAAGCACTGCACTGGCTGGACGTCCCGGTGAGCCGTGAGATCGGCAAACGCGACATCACGCCTTTCGGAAGATTGCATGGTGGTTGTCGTGCAGTTCGGTCTCGATTTTTCCGGTGCGACCGCACTCGCACCAGATGTGAAGATTAAGAGGCATTGGTACGCTCCTCTGGGCAGGGAACGTAACTAGAACCTAGTGGTCGCGGAGAGGGTACAGGAGATCTCATCCACGACGTATTTTTCGCGCCGATAAGCTGCCTCAATCGGCCTCAAAACCACCGATTTGTTCACCTTCTGAAAAATCAAAATAGACCGTTCCAAGTTTCTTGCCTGACCGCATTTGTAGATCGTGGAAACCGTCTTTGTATTCATCGCGCTCCAATTTGTCCGCAATACTTCTCAGTGCATCCGCAACCCAGCCCGCGGCAACTTTCTGGGTCGGTCCGGCACCTTCAATTTCCACGTCGCACCGGATGTACTGGGTCATCTCGAATTCAGTCATGCTTCAACTCCTCTATTGGGTTAATCGTAGGATCATAGGGCGCGGCGCGATACGACAACTCGGCCTCGATGGAGATCTTTTTCGACCATTACGTGCTCCCTAGTTGGAACCTTCGACTGAGAAAAACAGCCAGAGGATTATGATCGATGCAATGGGCGACCAAGCGAAAGAAAGAAGCCACCATGGCCACGGGTTATGTCCTCGGTCACGCGCCATTTCGCCAACCAGAGAAAAGAGCGCCCAGACAATCACGACCATCAGGGCCAAGACAAACAATGGTAAAATTCCATCGATCAGCATTCAATATCTCCCGTTTACGAATCCTCACCATCATCGATGGCATTTATATCGCTACCAGCCCAGTGCATAAGTCGTAGGCGGGCGTCTTGGCTTTTCGCCGCGCTGTGTTGGGCGTGGGACACCTTGAATGTAACCTATTGATTTTTATAGGTGTCAAAAGTGCGCGCGTGGGACACCTTCTTGTTGAAATTAAACGATTATTTCAAATATCCGTAGCTCGCTACCCGCTCCAAATACTCCCTCAAGTGCTAGTAATATCAGCCTCTTAATCGGGGGCTTGTCCCACGTTCAAAAGCCCCGTGGGACAGATCTTTCAATCCAACCCCTCCAATTTGGCCATGGCATCCTTTGCCAGACGCCACCGTTCCACGCCTATTGTGTAGACCTCCGAGGTCTTGGCCTGCGTGAGGCCGTGGCTGGTCTGTTATGCAGCGAGCGGATGTGTTTGACGTGATGGCTGGTAGATTGAGATGACGCTCGCTTGTGGCCAAGGAACACGCCAAGCAATCTCATCGGTGGGAGGTCGCACGCTCGCGCCATGCGGTGAACGCGAATCTCAGGGCAAGTCTGCCATGACAACACGCTGCCGAACTTCGGGACGGGGAGCTGCAATGTCTTGCAAGCGCCTGTGGCGAGGGGGGGCTCACTACAGGTGCTCCAAGCGAGTGCGGAGCGATCACCTTGTTCAAGGTGGGGCCACTCAACGCATTTGCTTGGAGGGATTTGCACGTTGCACATACTCTCACAGTGCAAGGAAGCAATAGAGGGAGCGGATCACTCCCCCGTTTTTTGAACACTCTTTTTCCGAAACGCTCTGAGACGTGCTGTCTTTTCTGCGTTTGCTTTGGCTTCCTCGTCTTGCAGTCGCTTGACGATTTGAGTTGTTCGATCAGCCGAGGACAATGCACCCGCAGTTTTTGATTTCGCTGCTGATACAGATAGATACCCGAAGATATCCGCGCTGTCTTTGTTTGCTGGGGCGTCGGTCATCTGTCCTTCTCCCCAGCAATGGCTATCAAGCGAGTGCCAGATTGTTGGCTGACGTGCGACCGTCACGACCGGTTTCGAGGTCGTAGGTCACTTTCTGACCGTCATCGATGCGGTTAATCCCAGCGCGTTCAACTGCGGACACGTGCAGGAACACGTCCTGAGTGCCATCTTCAGGCTGAATGAAGCCGAAGCCCTTGGTAGAGTTGAACCATTTCACGGTGCCATTGGCCATATCCGTAATCTCCTAAAAAATCTGTCCGCGGAATTGCGACAGGTCGACAAAAGCCGATCCAAGTCGACCAACCGATACCGTTTTCACGGGAGCAGAAATTCGAAGAGAAGAAACGTTAGCCCGTCGCAGATGGTCGTTTTGTCGCGACAATGCAAGGATTCTTTTCATGGTCGGGCGGCGGAGCATCCGTCACCGAGACGGCAGAGGCGAGGGGCTTGCGAGAGAAACACGACTGAATAGCCCCCGGTCGGTTCATTGCTCAGCCCGCGTTGCGAATGCCCTCATCCCGCATCTGAGGCAGTCCTTCCGGAGTGCGGCTGCGTACCTTCAGGTGGTAGGCTTGGCAGATCTCTCCTGCCGCGTCAAAGCGAGGACCGGCTGGCGTCAGATCGAGGCCAGAGCGCTGGGTCAACAGCGCGGATGTCACGGAGGTCAGGCAGAGAAAAGCGTTGATGCGCCATTTCTGTGAGAGCTGCGCAAAGCTGCGCCCCATGGCGTGGCGTACAAGCATGCGCTCACGGCTCTTCAGGCGGTCGGAGACAAAGACCCGGCTGACCTCCCAGATATGGGGATCTTGCGGTGCCTCTGTGTCGAGCACATCCCGCGGTAGATCTGGCAGCAGGCCACGCTGTGCGTCGCGCAGCATGTAGGTGGAGTTCATGCATCGCGCAGTGGTTGGTGTTATGCGAAAGCCACCTTGCACCGAGGCCTCATCATGGATGGCGCAATAGACGCTTTCCGGTGTGTCGTATTGGTCGAATTCCAGACCTCGCACATTCGGCATCGGCCAGCCGCGCACCATAATGAAATGGTGATAGCGCGCGCGCAGAAGGGCAGTGAACAAGTCGCCAGTTTCGCCCAAGTTATCAAAAGTGATTTCAGTTGACTGCAT